TTTTTAGAACTAGAAGATCCTGTATCTCTTGCACCTAGTCAAACTGGCATGGCATTAGTGCCTAGTGTCTTTTCTGCTTCAATGGCAGAAAACCCAAGACTAAATACTAATAGTGTTTCTCTTGTTGCAGTTACAGCAGATGAAGTTAAAGACAAATATAGAGAGGCTACTACTGGGGTAACTGTACCCGAGAAAAAAATATTAGTAGGATAAAAGTACATGGCTAAATTAAGCCGAAAGGGAGATAAAAACACTACAGGTGGAAAAATTCTCAAAGGCTCAGAAACTGTCTTTGCAGAAGGAAAACCTGTAGGTCTTCATGTTAGTGAAATTTCTCCCCATAATCCAAAACCAAATAAAAAACCTCATAAATCTGCAAAGACAACTGAAGGTAGCCCTACAGTTTTTTGTGAAGGGAAACCAGTACTCAGAGTAGGTTCCGGCAACGATTGTAAACATAAAATTGTTGAAGGCGCAGAAACAGTCTTTGTCCCGTAGGATAATATATGGCAGATACAGGTAAACAAAGTCCTTTAGGTCAAAACGTATTAGGCGGAATCTTACAAAATAGATGTATTCGCATCAATCCTAATGCTCAATTTTTTATGGGAATTAGTAGATCAAATTCTCAGTATACATTCGGCGCACTTGTTAATAATACTGTGCTTAGGATGCTTGTATGGGCTATTAACGACGGTTATTTAAGAGGGGTCGTACCGAGCAGTACTTATAATAATCTTATTTCAATTAATGGTAACAATAGTTGTTATGCATTAGGGAACTCAAAACCACCTACATATATAGCAGAAGATGCATCAGAATCATGGGCATATCATCCAACAAACCCTACAACATGTAAGGCAGTAGATTACGGAGAATCAGCAGGGGTCTCAGGTGCATTACCAGGGCCAGCAAATGCAGGGTATTCTGTAACAGGTAATACTGATTACGGTCAACAAGCAACATGGATTCCGTATGATATGTCAAACCCTAACAATAGTATTACTCAATGGGGTTGGATTAGATGTCATGCTTTACAAGCACATAACGAATTTAATTGGCATGCTAGAGAAGGACTTGAAGGGGCAGTATTAGATTCTAATCCATCTCCTAGATATGAAGATTTCTTAGGCTCATTTAATGAAGCCTATAGTTTTATTCAATACAACAATAAAACAATTTCTACTGCACAAAATGCAGAAACTTTCTTAGAAGGTTCATTCAGTAATATGAATGATTTGATTACTGGAGATGTTACTGGAGTAACTTTATTTACACAGGGTCTTGCAAAGGATTTACAAAGATTACAGAAAATATTCGACTTTAAACGACTAGATCGTTTTGGTTTCCCTTCAACTTTATTACAACAATTATATGATGCAGGCGGATTAACAAAAGACCTAAATTTAGCCTTAGGCTCTGCCGGACTTTCTGAAAAAGAAATTAAACTTTTATCTACAAAAAATGATCACGGTACGGCATCACAAGAACGTAAAATATATACAGCATTTTTATCAATAGCCGGCGAAAACTTACGAGTATGTGCATCATCACTAACAACAAATAGGTTTTTTTTAAACGATCAATTGAATCCTGCTATCAATGATGAACTAACAATACGTACATTAGCAGATTTATTAGACCCATATTATTTATTTTATAATACTAGATCAACTCTTACAGTACCGTTATATAATACACAAGTCGGGCTTCCCACCGGATCTAAAACATATTATTTAATTTATCCTAATAATTTGAGTATTGGAGCTCCAGGTGATAAAGGTGTTAACCCGGTGCTGTCATCTGATCAAACAAGAAGTATTGTCGGTACATTAGTGACTGCGGGTCAACCTCAACCAACGAATGATGACGCCAACACTGATGGTATTAGTACGAGAAAACTTCCAGAAGGGTATGATTCATATTTAGGGTTTCCAAATGAAGTTGTGCCTGAGGCTATCGGAGTAGCAGCCGGTGCAGTAAGATATGCTTTCTTACAAATTAGTAATATTGAACAAATTACTCCAGGTAAATTAGGCAACTGTATTCAATTTTTAGAATTATTGTCAGACGATACTACTGATGCAAATGGAACACAGGCATCAGGTAACTCACTACAAAAACCGATAGATGAAGATTTAGTAAGTGAAATTGAAGCACAAATGGGACTAGGATCAAATGTGCATGGCAATTATAGAATGGATGACTTTTTTGGCAATATGTCAGGTAATCCATACAACTGGCGCGGCTTATATGATCTTTTAGCCGGTGATAAAGAAATACAGAATGTTACTGCCTCTGCTCAGAATTCTGATCTAGCAGCCATTTATCAACAATTGTTTTTAGCAGTATCGTGGGAAGCAATGGCAATGTCTTTAGAATTAGAATACACTTGTACAAGAACTACAGATGCAGTAGCAAATGTTGTTAATCCGGATTATCAACCAGATCCCGCAGAACCAGATTATAATCCTTATCGGTTTATTCTTGCACCAGAAACTGTTCCTCCCTCATATACACATAATCAATGGCAACCTTCATTGTGGTCCGCGGGGTATAGAATTAAACCAAGTCAAGGAGAATATTCTTTATTAACCAATGACGGTGGCGGATATGGTAGGGGCGGTGCTCCGGATCCGGCAGTTACTATTGACTACACAACATTTAATAGTGATGGTTCAAGTATCGAAGTATCAAGTATAGGTAGAAATGATGCACAAACAGGTAGCAACGGTGCTGGAACGTTTGGAAGAGTTCAAGGCGCCGAAGTTAGTGGCGGCGAAGCAGTATATTTTGCTACAAATATCCCAACTGCGGATTGGGAATCCCCGGATCCATACGCACCAATACCGGCACCGAATGATCCTCCACCGGGTTTTGAAGACCCAGGCGGTGTTTTTCCTAATTACCAAGATGCGAATCCGGGATACGGCGCACCAGTTGCTAATACAGATGTAATTGCAGAGCCTGAATATCCCCCAATAGGCACTTATAGTTGGAGACCTGCAACAGGAGGAGCAAATTCACCTTATCAATCTAGTTATAGTTTTTCTTCTGTTCCTCAATATTATATTGATGGTGCTAATTCAGAAATTTCTCAAATTTCTTCTCAATCTCCAGATGCTGTAAGAGAATTAAATGTGATATGGGACATCATGGGTAAACAGATGAAAGTTGAGCAACGTAGTAGATATAATTCTATAGGTCGAGTAGAAATTCCTAGAGACCCTTTTACTTATAGCAACCAAGACTTAGTTTCATTTGTAGATAGTATGCCAGATTATTCTGATTTTCTGAAAGGTCTTCAGGCAAGAACAACATTAGAGTTAATTGTAGACAGAGGTTGTAATGTTGGGCAAAACATAATGGCTCAATTAAGACAAGAAAAAAATGAAAAGGCTCTTTCAAACTGCGGTATCCCGATCAACAATAATATTCCGGACACTATTAGTCCTTCAACCATACAAACATTAATAACAAACGGAACAGTTCCTGGAGCACAAGAAGGTATTGTTATCGATGACATTCAATGGGTTAATCCAGGCTGGCCACAAATAGGACCGCCTGGATCTCCTCCGGTCACAGCACCCGGGGTAGTAGATGACGGATTCTTTTTAATCCCTACAGCAGGCGAAGAACCCGGAGATTTCACGCCGTTATTCACAGATACTGAATACCCAGTAATAGGTTCAATAATATCTGTCGGTCCTCCTGATACAATAATTAGAACACCTGGAGAGGGCGCAGAAGATAATCCTACTGATACTCAATTTGGTGGCGGAGGCGGAGGCGGTGGCACAGATTCTGGTGGTGGTCAACCTTCCGGCCCTGATAACCCGTTTGTTCCGAAACAATCTGCTCAATCAGCAATTGACCAAGTTATTCACTGTAACTGTGATTGTTGGGACTTACTTGGTTAAAACTTTTTCTACCTGCCCCTTGACTTGCATTAAATATTAGTATACAATATACTAAAGGAAATATATGAGTTATTATTTTACAAGTGAGAGTGTGTCGGAAGGACACCCAGATAAAGTTGCAGATGCAATTAGTGATGCTATACTTGATTCATTTATGCAACACAGAGACCCTAGTTTACGATGTGCGTGTGAAACTCTAGTAACTACAAATAAAGTAGTAGTTGCAGGAGAATATAAAGGAGCAATTGACAGTTTAGATGTTGAATATCTTGTACGTAGAGTTGTTAAAAATATTGGTTATGAGCAAGAAGGCTTCCATTGGAACAACTTAGACATACAAAATTTACTACATGGACAGTC